ACCCATGTCATCGGCAAGAATATATTTGTTGTTTGCTAATAGTTTTTCAATTGCCACTTTCTGATGATCCATTGGTGGTCTTGAAACGTACTTTGAATAATCAATTTCTCTATTTAATTTTTTTTCGGGTTGAATTACCGCAGCTTTAGGTAACCAAAATGCTGATAATTTATCTGAATCTAAAATTTTACCCCAAATATGATAAGCTTTATCAGATTCACATAATAACTTTTCACACCATATTTTATCTGGTGCAGTTGTTAAAAGTTTTTCATCCATTAATTTTTCACCAAAATTGGAAACAATACCGATATATTTTCTAGCAATTTTCGGGGTGGTGTCCTTATATTTTAAAACATACTCAGATTGTGGTCTTGTTAGTTTGAAGTTTTTAACATCATTAAATCTTCTTTTCCATTCCAATAACTGATTATTAGAACCTTCATATGTTAATAAAACATCTCTAGCCTCAATTTCAGGTATAATCATACTATCCATTATTACAAATATAAATAATTAGATTATAATATTAAACTATTTATAGAAATATGAACAATAAACTACCTATCACCAGATTGTCAAAATTCTTTTCACAAGAAGACTTTGACATTAATATACAAATGGGTCAAGAATACCTCCATGGTGACTTGAACATGAAATTTGTCCTATATCGAGTTGATAGAACAAAAACTGATACCGATTCAATATATGCGGAAGTGGGGAAGGATGAAATTAAATTTTTTCCACCTATCGAAATCAATGGGTTGGTTCAAATTGCTGAAGCTAAAAACGCGTCGTATAAAACGGGTGTGATGAGATATTTGGAACCGGGTAATCTAACAATAAGAATTTATTTGAGTCATTTAGATGAATTAGGAGTACAGATTAAATATGGTGATTTTGTTGGTTACGCTGAAAGTGAAGAAAGATTACGTTTCTATCAAGTAGTGAATGATGGTAGAATACAGGCGGACAATAAACATAAGATGTTTGGATATAAGCCACATTATGTAACTATAGAGTGTGCACCTGTCCAAGAATCAGAATTTAGAGGAGTATAAAATGGGAATACCAAAAAGAAAAAACGACATAGAGGTTTACGGAAATAAGGAATACTACCAAGGTCAAAAAATTATCGAAAGAAGACAGGAGTTATTGGATAGGATTACTAAATCTGACTCTTACCTACCCGATTCAGTTTTACATGATGACCTAGATGGTGGTATGTTAGACTTTGTTAAAAAGAGTTTTAAAATAGTTACAGATGGTGAAATGATTCCTGTTATTCCAAAAATAATGACGATTCAAAGATGGGGTGAATTTACAAACAATTGGCAGTTTACTGATGACGATGGTAATATAAAACTACCATTTATTGCATTAATAAGAAAACCGGACGCACAACCCGGAACAAATCCCTCGGTTCAAAGAACAATTCCTGACAGAACCACGTTCTATTATGCATCTGTTCCAACTTGGAACGGTACACAAATGGGAGCCGACATTTATAAAATGCCTCAGCCCGTCGCAATTGATATATCGTATGAGGTTACTATTGTTTGTACAAAATTTAGAGATTTAAATAAGTTTAATAAAATTGTTTTACAGAAGTTCTCTTCAAGACAGGCATACACAACGGTAAAAGGTCACTATATACCAATAGTTTTAGATGGTATAGATGATAGTACTCCTATGGAATCATTAGATAGTCGTAGATTTTATATTCAAAATTATAAGTTTACTATGTTGGGTATATTAATTGATAGTGAAGAATTTGAGGTAAAACCCGCTTTAAGTAGAATGTTTCTTATGAATGAGTTTATTCAAAGTAGTAATTACCAAAAAAAGTATATTAATAAATCTATTGATATTACTGTTGCAAGTTTTACAGCGGATGGTTTACAGACCGCCTTTAGTGTTGGTGAAACTATCGGGATTTTATTTAATGTTGCGGTTAATGGTCTTGTTCAGGAAAGAGGTGTAGATTATTTTCATGTAGCCGGTACATCAAAAATTACATTTGTAACACCACCATTAGATGGAAGTGTTATTACAATTACATATTACAAGGGTAAAAATAGTGTTATTATTGACACATATGGAAGACCAATTCAGGTTTCAACTGAATATTACACATATGATGGGTCGACATTGTCTTTTGAGGTTGTAAACTTTATTGATAGTGTTGTGACTTTAGATATTAATGGTCTTGTTGAAGAAGAAGGTGTTGGTTTTGAAATTACAAGTCAAAGGGAAATTACATTACAAGGTGCTCCTGTTGTTGGTTCTAAAATAGGTATTACGTACCTACATTAATCACTCACCATACAAATCTTTTTTCTTAGGTTTACAATTTTCTTCTATTAATTTTTCTAAAAGTTTGTAAATTTTTATACCCTTTTCATCACAAAATTTTTTTAACATTTCGTGATGTTTTTCACTTATTTTAACGTTTTTAATTGTGTTTTCCATAGTAAAGATAATTTAAGATATTATTAGATAAATAAATATCTATTTTAAAAATATTAGGGAAATCTTTCATAAAAACAAAGATATTTATAATGTAAGTAATAAATTATTTAACCAAACATTAATCAATGGCAAGTTCAAACAGAGTTTTCGTTTCTCCTGGTGTATATACCTCAGAGAAGGATTTAACATTTGTGGCTCAAAGTGTGGGTGTAACAACACTCGGTTTAGTAGGTGAAACCTTAAAAGGTCCCGCTTTTGAACCAATTTTAATCAGCAACTTCGACGAGTTTAAAACATATTTTGGACCATCATCACCCGTAAAAGATGGTAATGGTAATCCAAAGTATGAATTACCATATGTTGCGAAATCATATTTAGAAGAATCAAATCAATTATTCGTAACAAGAGTTTTAGGTTTAACAGGTTACAAACCAGTAAAAACTTACGGTATTAAAACTTTAGGTGGAGTTTCAGTTACATTAACAGGTTATACCTCAACAACAGGTATAACATTAACACCAACAACAGCTGGTATCACAGGTAGTACAATTTACGGTGAATTATCGGGTAAAACATCATTTGATGGTACATCTATTACAGATTACATTAAATCTGAATTTAGTGGTTATACCACTGGTCAGACAGGAAATTGGTTTGTAATTGGTAAACCTGACGCAGATGATGTTGCAGCTTTAACTGCATCAAAAGAGGTTGTATCTCCATTAACTGGTCAGGATAATGAAACATCCAATCACGAAAAAGAATGGTACAATGTGTTTTTTAACAGTGGAGCAACAATAACAGATGTTTATTCATATCTGTTTGTTTGGGATGGTACAGGTTTTGATGTTACAAGATATGAATATAACGCGTCAATAAATTCGGACTATAATAATATTGTTGTGGCCGCTTTAAGATCAAGAGGTTCATATAGTGGTCAAACATTAAATTTAGAAGTAACAGGTTCAACCGTAAGTATATCGGGTGATATCACAGGAAATCCTTTAGGTGAATTTACATTAAATGTAACAGGTTCAACAAGTGGATCTAAGTCATTCACCTGTTCTTTAGACACAACGTCAACTAAATTCATTACTAAAGTTTTAGGACATGAAGTTTTTGACAAAGTAAAATCAGATTTCCCTCTATATGTTCATGAAGTTTATTCTTCTCTTTTAAAATCGGCATTTGATAAGGGTTTAATTAGAGGTTTAAGCACCACAATAGTTGAAGAATCAGATGGTAATAACTTCTTGGGTCAGTGGGATACCACAATTTCACCAATGGTTGTATCTGAGGTTCGTGGTGGTGAGGTTGCTGATTTGTTTGAGGTTATTACAATTTCAGATGGTGAAGCTGCAAACTTCCAAGTTAAAATTACAATCCAAAACATTGATTTGGATAGTGGTGATTTCGATTTAATAGTAAGAGATTTTAATGATTCTGACGATAATATCGTTGTATTAGAGAAATTTACAAGATGTAATATGAATCCAGACCTACCAGGTTACGTGGCAAGAAAAGTTGGTACATCAGATGGTGAATATGAATTACGTTCAAGATACGTTATGTTATCTATGGCTGACAATCATCCAACTGACGCTTTCCCTGCGGGTTTTAAAGGATTTAAAAATAACGGTGCGTTTGGTAGTGGAAATAAATTAGGTAGTGTTTTATATAAAACTGAATACTTTGACGCAGGTGATGTGGTATCGTATGAAGTAGATGGTACACCTGTTTTATCAAATGGTGATAAAATAAGAAAGGTTTCCTTAGGTTTATCCTCTCAAGTTGGGTTTGATAGAGACTTATTGAAATACAAGGGATTAGGAGCCTTAACAGAAACTTTTGGTTTCCACTTATCAACAAACGCATCTTCTATAACGGGAGTAACATTCCAGTGTACACCATATGATTTAGAAGGTTCAAGTAAAGATAAATTGGAAAACATTTCTTTCCGTAAGTTCACTTTCGCGGTGTTTGGTGGTTTCGATGGATGGGATATCTATAGAAACGTAAGAACAAACGAAGATTCTTACATTTTTGGTAAGAGTGTTTATGTAAGTGGTCACACAACTAATGGAGGTGTTTTTAGTTCAACTGTCGGAAACTCAGACTACTACTCATACTTACAAGGTATAAACACTTTTGCAAACCCTGAAGCGGTAGATATTAACGTATTTGCAACACCAGGTATAAATTTCTTTAACCATAGTTCATTGGTAACACAAGCAATTGACATGATTGAAAACGATAGAGCTGACTCACTTTATGTGATGAATGCCCCTAACGTTTCAACTGCAGAAGAGGTTATTGACAATTTGGATTCAATTTCAATTGATAGTAACTATTCAGCAACATATTGGCCTTGGATTCAGGTGAGAGATGGAGACAATGCAACTCAATTGTATATTCCACCAACAGGTGAAGTTTTAAAGAATATAGCATTGACTGACAATGTTTCATATCCTTGGTTCGCTGTGGCGGGTTACTCAAGGGGTCTTATAAATGCAATTAAAGCGTTCAAGAAGTTAACCCTTGATGAAAGAGACGACCTTTACAAGAACAGAATTAACCCAATTGCTACATTCTCAGACACTGGTACAATTATTTGGGGTAACAAAACCCTTCAGGTTAGAGAATCCGCACTTGATAGAATCAACGTAAGAAGATTGTTATTAAGAGCTAGAAAGTTAATTTCGGCGGTTGCGGTTAGATTGTTATTTGAACAAAACGATGAACAAGTAAGAAATGAGTTCTTGAGATTGGTAAACCCTATTCTTGAGTCAATTAAGAAAGAAAGAGGTTTATATGATTTCCGTGTAACAGTATCTAACGATCCAGAGGATATTGACGCAAATACACTTAGAGGTAAAATATACATCAAACCTACTCGTTCTCTTGAATTCATAGATGTGGAGTTTGTTATTACACCTACAGGTGCATCTTTCGATAACATTTAAGAATAAAGTATATAAAAATGAAAAGGGAGTCCATTGGATTCCCTTTTTTATTGTTTTACATGTTCCACGCGGAACCATTTTTTATAATAATTATACTTTTATACCCAACCCAGTATTCTGGAACCAGTTATTCTAGTATTTATTAATTAATAAAGAAATATTCTAGAACTGGTTATACTGGGACTAGTAAAAAACTAACTAAAATTTTTGATAAAATCAAGTATTGAACCAATTATAGTTAAAAAAAAATATTTCTTGATTTGAGTATATTTATAGGAATAAAGAATAACTAAAAACTTAACAAATACAAAATGGCAGATTTATTAATGAAAATGCCGGTTCCATATGAACCGAAAAGACAAAACCGATTTATCGTTAGATTCCCATCATCTTTGGGTATCAATGAATGGTATGTAACATCAGCCGCTAGACCAGCTGCTAAAATCAACTCTGTGGCAATTCCTTTCCTAAACACTTCAACATATGTAGCTGGAAGATTCGAATGGCAGGAAATGAGGGTAACTTTTAAAGACCCAATTGGTCCATCAGCTTCACAAGCGTTAATGGAATGGTTCCGTTTACATGCGGAATCAGTAACTGGTCGTATGGGATATGCTGCTGGATATAAAAAAGATATTGAATTGGAAATGTTAGACCCAACGGGTGTTGTGGTTGAGAAGTGGATTCTTCAAGGTACTTTTATTACCGACTTAAACTTCGGTGATTTAGATTACTCAAGAGATGAAATTGCAACAATCACATGTTCTTTGAGAATGGATAGATGTATCCAAGTTTACTAAAATAATAAATCTGTCAAAGAGAAGGTATCCCAAAAGGATACCTTTTTTGTTTTAAAACTTTACATTGAAATAGTTATTTATTATATTTTATTATATGGAACAATTTGTAGTAGACCCAACAATTGCATATGATGTTGTTGAATTACCAAGTAGAGGTATTCACTATACAACACAAAAAAAATCTTTAAGAGTTGCATACTTAACAGCCGCTGACGAAAATATATTATCAGCACAAAACCTAATTCAAAGTAATACGGTAGTTGACGAATTATTGAAAAGAAAAATTTTAGATAAAGATTTTAATTCAGATGATTTGGTTGATGAGGATAGGCAAGCAATTTTAATCTTCTTAAGAAATACCGCTTTTGGTCCCGAATTCAATGTTTATGTAACAGATCCAAAAACAAACGAAGCGTTTACCGCAAAGGTTGATTTTAGTGAAGTTATGTTTAAAGATTTTGGATTAACACCAAATGAAAATGGTGAATTCAAATATTTTATGGAAAAATCTAAAGTGGAAGTTACTTTTAAGTTTTTAACTAAGAAACAACAAAAAGAACTTGATGAAATAGAAAAAAGTTGGAATGGTAACGGAGTTGCTCCACTTGTAACTAAAGAATTGGAGATGATGATTAAATCTGTTGCAAGTAATAGAGAAATGATGAACATTCACAACTTTGTTCAAAACCTACCAATTAAAGATTCACAAAATTTCAGAAAATACATTAAAGAAAATAAACCATCATTAGATCTTAAAAAAACAGTAACGACCCCGTCAGGAGACACAATCCAAGTTGAAATTGGATTCGGGGTAGAATTTTTTCGCCCTTTCTACGGATTATAGTAAGGGACAATTAGACGAAATTTTATTTTTAGTAAAAAGAGGATTCTCATATCGAGACATCCTTCTTATGCCTGTCTATATCAGACGATATTATATTAGTTATTTAATTGAATTAGAAAATACTTCCAAATAGTATTTATTAATATGAACAAACCGTTAATAAGTGATTATATTGGTAAATTTGGAAGTGCAGACGCAGATTCTGGTGCGTATATTGACGCCATGAATATGTACAATAAAAATAATAATATTTCTGGTAGATATTCATTAACACAAGGAGAAAGTCAACAATTTTTATCTCACTATCATAAAAAGGGTTCTGGTGATACAAGTGGAAAAGGTGTAATTTCTAAAGCGGTATCCGCACAAAATTGCCGATGCTGCGGTATCAATTGGTAAAGCGTTATTTGGTAGTCAATCACTAAAAGACGGTTTAAAAGGACTTTTTTCAACTGGTTTATCAAATCTTTACGAAGGGATGGTGAACATCGTAAATAAGGAAGTTGAACTAAGGAATAAGTTAAATAGCCAAATTGGTATTGGAAAAGAATTATCAAGAGGATATAGAGATAATATTGTAAATGCTTATGACGGTGTTCAAGGTATGGGTTATTCATTCGATGAATTGGCCGATACCGCAATATCCGCAACCAAAGAAACAGGAAGATTTTTCACAATGAATGAATCTGTTATGGAAAACATGGCAGTAACATCGAGAGCATTCATTGGTGACATGAAAGAAATGGCTCCAATATTAAGAAGTTTTGAACTCGTTGGTATTGGTGCAGAAAAAACATTAGAAAATATTAATGCGGGTGGTAAATCTTCACTTACATTAGGTTTAAATATTAGAAAAACAACAGAAGAATTTCAGAAAAACATCGGAAGAATAAATCAATATGGTTTTGAAAATGGTGTTCAAGGATTAAATAGAATGGTTCAAAAATCTGTTGAATTTAGAATGAACATGCAAAATGTGTTTGACATTGCAGAAAAAGTAATGTCACCTGAGAAAGCAATAGATTTAGCAGCTAATTTACAAGTATTAGGTGGTGCGATTGGTTCATTAGGTGACCCATTCCAAATGATGTATATGGCTACAAATAACGTGGAAGGATTACAAGATGCGTTGATTGGAGCCGCGGAATCTTTGGCCGTATATAGTGAAGAAAATGGTAAATTTGAAATAACGGGTGTTAACTTAAGAAGAGCGAGAGCTATGGCTGAAGAACTCGGTATGAGTTATCAAGACTTATCGCAAATGGCTATCGCTGCGGCAGAAAGAACCTCAGCTGCCGCAGATTTAATGACCGCGGGTATTGCTGTGGACGATAAAGAAAAAGAATTTATTACAAACTTAGCTAGAATGGGTAAAGACGGTAAAATGGTTATTGAGGTGCCTCCGTCTATTGCGGAATCGTTGGGATTAGCAAAGGATCAAAGTACAATAGCATTAGATGAATTAAGTCAAACCGCGGCAAATGCAATTTTAGAAAATCAAAAAGAGTTTGAAAAAATGAACCCAAAAGATATCGCATTAGAACAATTTACCGAAACACAAAAATTAGCATTAACAGTTTCAGAAATTGCTGCAATGTTAAAAGTTGAGTTTGCAAACACCTATAGAAGTATGGGTGCTGACATGGACAAGTATATTAAGCAGGCTGATGATATGTTAAAAAACTATATCAAGGGTGATAGAAGTAACACGGATATAAATGCAGAAATTGAAAGTAGAAGAAAGGAATTAAACACAAAGGTTCAAGAAAATTCAACAAAAACATCAACTCAACCATTAACTCCCACAAATGTTAACAATAACCAACAAACTAATCAAAATAACACAAATACCGACCCTAACAATAAACCTCTTACTGCGGCCGAAATGGAGAGAATTATGAGAGACGCAAGAACACAAACCAAATATGATGATAAGGGTAAAATTGTAATATCTAACACTATTGATTCCTCAAATCCAAATGGTTATTTGTATGTTGATTTATAATTAAAGATTAGAGGTTAATATTTTTATAAATTATCTATTTATAGATAAAAGAACTCGATGCCAAGTTACTTAGATTTTGATTCTACTAAAAGATTTAGAGATTATGTGTTAGGTAAAACTTTGAACCAGCCAAACGGCCCTCAAACTTTTAACTCAGGTAACTATTCTATTCAAAATTTGAGTGATAGTGCAAATATAAATCCGGGTACGGTTGTGGATAATAGAACTCAAATGTTACAACTTCCACAAACAGGTAACGTTTTTAAACCATTAGAATTTAGTGTAACCGAAAATATAGATACTCTACCAAGAAGAGCAAATCTTAGTTTATACCCATATTTTCAATTACAAAACCACAATTTAATAAGTGTATTTAGACAGAATAATTTAGATTCTGAGTCAGAATTAATGAAGTTTGCGGGAAAATATCTATTATCTAACAATGGTCCCGTTTATTCAAGAATTTCACAAAATATCGAGAGACAAACAAATGGTAGACTTAGGATTGCAGATGCTCTAAATGGAAGTATTTCAACTGCATCGAATATTGTAACAGGAAGGGAACCTTTGGTTGCTCCTGATTATAGTATCACCGTTGCGAAAACTTTACCAGGAAAGATTATTGATTTTGTTCAAGTTGCTGCGGGGGTTGAATTTCCTTTCTCAGAGATACCGGGTCAATATCTTTCCGACCCAAGAAACCCTGTTAATGTAAGACCAACACCCAAAACAGAATTAGGTAAGGTGTTTCAAGACGTTACAGGTGTTTTAGGTTCATTAATAGGTATAAAGAGAAGACAATCACCGTCAAGAAAACCATCCGATGTAATGATTGAATATCTTGGGGGCGGTCAAAAAAGTGTTCTTTATGATTTACTGTCATATTCAAAATACTCACCAAATTACACAACATCAGCAAGATCACAAAACACATCGAAGATTTTCAATTTTGTCGATAAAGTTGCACAAGGAGTTAAAGACCTTTTAGGTGTTGAGGCTCCAAGAGGTGAGGCTTACATAGGTGATGATAGGGGTAACGATGTAAAATATGCGATGAATGATTTTAACGACATACCCGTTAGAAGTAATTATTTTTTAAGTTTAATGTTTGACCCCGTACAAGCTGAATTGTTCCAAAGAAAGAGAAATTATTCTGAAGGTGGTAGTATAACAGGTAAGTTAACATGGATTAGTAGAAATTCTAAAAATGAATTAGGTGCGAACAATAAAGAATGGGCAAATCAACAAAC